TGTGGACAAGCTCAAGGAAGCCCAGGCGCTCGAAAAGATCGCGGGCCTCGCGCTGATCCCCGAAACCGCGCTCGCCGAAACCGTGCAGAACCGCCTCATCGAAAGCGGCAGGTTCCCCGGCCTCAAAAAAGCGATCGACGCAGCCAAGGCCGCTGGCGAGGAATTGCCCGGCGGAGATGAATCCGAACTTGGGATCATGCCCGTTTCTGGAACCACCAACGGCGGAAAGGAGGGGATCGAACCATCTCCCACGGCGCGGACGCCTAACGGAAGTCGGGCGTCCGCACGTGCGGCTAATGATGGGAAGCCAGCGGAGGGCGAATAATGCCCTTCGACCTCCCCCGCCTGGCCCGCGCATCCGGCAAGCGCCGCGACGTGGTCCTGCGCCCCATCATCCCCACCACGGCCACCGCAACCGATCTCGCCGCGATCTATGCGCCCGCCTGGCAGATATGGGCCGACAACATCGACCGCATCCTTGCCGGCTATGACCCGCAACCGCTGCCGACCGCGGACGCTCTGACGATCGACACCGCCGACCAAGTGCAGGCCGCCATCAGCGCCGTCGCAAACGAGTTCCTGACGATCCTGACCGCACGCATCGCGCCGGGGTTGCGCCAATGGGCCGTGCGCGCGGAGAAGGTGCATCGTTCCCGTTGGTCGGCCGCGATCAAGGCAGGCGTCGGCGTGGATCTGGACATGATGCTGACCGCTCAGCCTGTTGCCGAGACGCTGGAGACGTGGCTGGCGCGGAATGTGGCGCTGGTGACGAATGTCTCTGACGTAACGAAAGGGAAGATCGCGGACGCGGTGTTCCGGGGCTATGAGCGGCGCGCTCCCGTGCGCGAGGTCGCGCGGGAGATCCGCGCAGAGGTCGACGGCAGCAGGGCACGGGCAGTTCGCATCGCCGCCGACCAGAACAGCAAGCTATCGTCCCAGCTAGACCGCGAACGACAGGCGGAAGCTGGGCTGACGCAGTTCCGCTGGAGGCATAGCGGGAAGGCGCATCCGCGGTCCTGGCACAAGGCGCGCGACGGCAAGGTCTATGAAAGCCGAACAGGCAAACCCCGCGATGGCGGCGAGGCGATCCCTGCAGATGATCGCGCCGGGATGCAGCCATGGTGTGGGTGTCGGGAGCAAGCTTATATCGCGCTGCTGGATGAGGTGGATTAGCTAGGAAACCCGGCGATTCGCTGCTATCATGCGGGCCAGCGGTGCGGGAACACCGCCGACCCTGACCACAACGCAATGGAGTGCGAGATGGCTAACGCTGACAATAGCAAGAAATCGAATTCCGCAAAGATCATTGAACTGCTCGCCGACAGCGATGACAGCGATGGTGCTGTTTGGGAGATAGCCCAGCAGGCGCTGGCGTTTCGCTGGAACGCCCATGCCACATTCGAAGGCGGGAAGATCAGGTTTGCTCTTCATCCAGAGATTTATGATGCGCAGGGCGCATTCGGAGAAAAGGATGAGCATTGGATTGTTCGCTCATTCCCCATTGATGACATAATTGAAACGCATTTCGCTCCAGACGGCTTGGAACAGATCGAAAATCTGCGCGCCGAACTCGACAGGATAGAGGTTAATCTTCGGAAGAAGGTGGCATGACTCCGCTTGAACGCGCCGTCGACGCGGTAGAAAAGGCCCTAGTCGGCCACGTTGACCCCACAAGCCACGCGATGAGCGAATATGGCATCGCGAAGATGATCGTGCCGATTGTCCTCGCAGCGATCCGGGAGCCGAGCGATGTGATGCTTGACCGCGCCTACAACCACATGGAGGCGAACGGCTGTGACCCTCGATTTGCATGGGAAACCATGATCGACGCCATGCTGGAGGAAGGGTGATGACTGGGCAACTGAATTTGCCGCCATGGATGCAGCACTTAATTGATACAGGGCAGGCTAAAATCGTGAAACGCGAGTCTGGGCCGGATAGCGTCACGATCACGCTGCCATCCAAAAGGCGTCACCCCTCCCGTCCGTAGCACCCCTCTCGCACCATGCGGCACACCCGCCCCATGGTGCTATTCTCCGACGCCCTGACCCTAGACGCGCCCCGCCGCACGGCTGACGGCTACCTCGCTGTCAGGGCAAAGGCGGCTCGCACCGGAACCTACGCCTATCTGGGCAGCGAAATCGACCCCGAGAACAAGCATGGCCTGCGCGATGCCGGCATGGTCAACGTGCTGCGCGATGACAGTGCCGTGTTCGACAGCAAATCCGCGCATAGCTTCATCGGCAAGCCCGTCACCGACAATCACCCGCGCGAGGCGGTCAACTCCACGAACTGGCGCGATCATGCGCGCGGCGTCGTCATGGGCGCGATGCGCGACGGCGAATATCTCGCGTTCGACCTGCTGCTGACCGACGCCAGCGCCATCGCCGCCGTGAATGGTGGCAAGCGTGAATTGTCGAACGGCTACGCGGCCGACCTCCAGTTCGGTGACTTCGCTGCCGCAGACGGCACCAAGTGCGTTGCCCGTCAGAAGTCCATAACTGGCAATCACGTCGCGATCGTGGACCGGGGCAGGGCCGGTCCGTCGTGCCGCATCGGCGATGCCGCGATCTGCGACGCGTTGCCTATCGCGTTGCAGGATGGAGCGAAAGAGGCCGCCGCATGGCTCAAGAAGGCCATAGCGCTCCACGAGAAACACATGAACGGCTCTGCCCCGACTACCGGCAAAGAGGGCGAGAAGAGTCAGATGCTCATGATGGAGCAGATGAAGAACGCGCTGGCCGAACTTGGGGGCGGCGACGCCAAGTCCGGCGAGGCCGGCATGAAGATGGACGTTTACCCCTTCCACATCCTTGAACAGGAGAAGCCTGTGAAGACCATGTTGATCGACGGGCTGACCGTCGACGTGTCCAACGCCGATACGGCCGAGGCCACGATCAAGACCCTCATCACCGCCCGCGACGCGGCAAGCGACAAGGTCGCGAAGCTGGAAACGCAGGTCGCCACCCTCACCACCGACAGGGCGACGCTCGAAAGCAAGGTCAAGGAATTGACCGACGCCAAGCCGACGCCGGCCCAGCTTCGCGACGCCGCCAAGGCTTATGCCGCGGTGGTCGACAAGGCCAAGGCGCTGGGCGTCACCGTCACCGATGCGATGGATGAGCCGGCCATCATCAAGGCCGCCGTGCTGAAGCACCTGGGCGATGCCGCCGCGAATGCCAAGGACTGGACGGATGCGCAGTTCGCTTCGTCGTTCGCGATGCTGAAGGACGCCGCGCCGGCTGACCCGCTGCGTCGCGCTCTGGCTGATGGCGTGCAGACGTTCGGCGATGCCGAAACTGCCTTCGCCGATGCTCAGCGCAAGGCAAGCGAAGCTCGCCGCAATGCATGGAAAACCCCCGCCACCTCGGCCGCAGCGTAAGGAGCGCGATCAATGGCTATCACGATTCAAAGCACTTACGCCGAGGACTATGCCAAGGGGTATCCCGGCATGGTCGCCAACGGCGAAACCTCCAACCGCATCAGCCGCACGGTCGAATCCGCTGCGGGCGCAGCTTTCGGCGCGCCGCTCTATCGCGGGGCGAGCGATCATGGCTGCGTTACCACCGTTGGCACGCTGGCCACCTTCCTTGGCTGGGCCATCGCTGATCGCGGGATCGTCCCGACCGTCGTGACGGGCGCCGTCGACACCTACCCGCAGTATTCGACCGCCGGCATCCTCACCGGTGGCGCGATCTATGTGAACGTCACGGGCGCAGTTTCGGACGGCCAGGCGATCACGGTCGGCACGGGCGCGGGCGCGGCTGACGGCATCGGCTCCACGGCGGCCGACGCAACCCACATCGCGACCGGGTGGGTCGCGGACGAAACCGTGACGAACGGCATCTGCCGCATCGTGAAGCGCTAAGGGGGAATGAAGCAATGAGTGGTCAGATTTTCACCGACGCGCAGCAGGCAATCGGCTTCGCCCGCCCCGCGCTCTATCGCACCCATGCCACGGTCTTCGAAGAGAAGTATCCGGCGTTCGACTATGCCACCTATATCCCGACCAATGAGGACGGCGATATGTGGGATGTCGGCACGGTCGTCACTTCGCTGAACGGACCCGCTGGCCGTGCCGAATATCTCTCCGGCAAGGGCTTCGACATCCCCAACGTGTCGGCTCAGATGGCTCAGGGCGTCAGCAACTTCTTCCTGGCGGGCTGCGGCTATGAGCTTTCGCTTCAGGAGGTCAACCGCGCCTCGCGCATGGGCGTGGACCTGCCGACCCGTGATGCATCGGATGCCCGCAAGATCGCCGAGAAGTTCGTCTATGATCGGTTCATGACCGGGTCGACCGAGAAAGGCTTCACCGGCCTGCTGAACAACGCAACCGTGCCGCAGGCGTCTGCGCCATCGGGTGATTGGGATACGGCGACCCCGGATGAAATGGTGGGCGACGTCGACGCGGCCCTCACCGATGTCTACATCAACACCAAGGAAACCGAACTGGCCGACACGCTGCTGTTGCCCACCAGCAAGTTCCTGAAGGCCAACCGCACGAACATGCCCGATTACGGCGGCACGGCCCTGAAGTATCTGATGGAGAACAACGCCTACACGGCCATCACCAAGCAGCCGCTGAACATTCTGCCGGCGCGCGAGCTCGAGACCGCCGGCTCGGGCGGGACGAAGCGCATCGTTGCCTATGCGCGCAATCCTGGCGTTCTGGAGGGCTTCCTGCCCGGCGCTTTCACCTTCCTGCCGCCGCACGCGATTTCGTCCATGTCTTGGCGTGTCGACGGCATCATGAACGTCGGCCAGACGGAAATCTATCGCCCCAAGGCGGTCAGCTATCGGGATGGGATCTAAGCCATGAAGACGTTCACGAACCACACCGCCGGCCCGCGCGGCATCAACACCGATACGGGCACCATCTGGCTGGAGCCGGGGGAGTCGAAGGAAATCGACCCCAAGGCGATCAAGGGGGCGGTGCCCGACTTGGGGAAGGCACCGCCGAGCGATGATGGCTCGGCTGATCTGGACGATCTCGCCGCACAGGTCGCCGACCTCACCAAGCAGGTAGAGGCCCTGACCACCGAGCGCGACGGTCTGGCGAAGGACAAGGAAGACCTCACCAAGCAGGTAGAGGCCCTGACCAAGCCCGCCGACGCCAAGAAGTAACCGCACCTCCGGGGGCAACCGAGGCCGCTGCTCACACGGGCGGCGGCCTTTTTCGTAAGGACTGACCCATGGCCTACACCGCGCCGACCAAGGCGACATTCGTTTCGATCTTCCCCTCTTTCGCAGCCGTGGACGATGCAGCCTATGACTTCTGGTCCGGTCAGGCCGTTCTCCTCACCGAGCCGCTCCAAGACTGCCTAGGCGCGCGCATAGACCTGGCCACAATGCGAGCAACCGCATGGTATCTGACGGACGCAGGGATCGGCACCGGCGCAGAAAGCGAGATGGCGGCGCAAGGCGCGTCCGGGTTCAAGCGCATCAAGTCCGGCACGATCGAACTGGAAAAGGCGGACGCAGCATCGGCGCAGAGCGCGGGCGTCTATGGCTCCAACAGCTATGGGGTCGCCTTTTTTGCGATGATCCGACCTTGCATCGCCGGACCTCGCGTGACTGGCACCGGCGCTGTCGTGGGTGGTTGCGGGTTCAACGGCTTTGCGGGCGTCCTTCCGCCTTGGGGGCGGTGATGGGCCTATTGGACGGCGGCATCGAAGCGATTTTCGGCGCGGCGCTGGGCGGGCTGTATCTGCCCGGCACGCTGCACCGCGACGGCACAGAGCCGATCTATGACGATGAAGGCGCTATCACCGGCTACGGCGGCGGCGATGATGTGCCCTGCCGGTGCCAGGTGGACGGCGCGACCCATGCCATGCGGCAGAGTGAGGGATATTCCGAAGGCGATGTGCGGATCATCATCTTGTCGGCGGGGCTAGGCGTCGAGGTGACGACCGACTTGCAGATCAGCGCAAAGGGCAAGCGGTGGATGATCGCCAGCGCTGAGAGGGACGCTGCTTCGAGCCACTGGATTTGTCGGGGGCGGGCGGCGTGACTAACAAGCAAAAGCTGCTGATGATCGCTCATCTAGCGTTGAATATGTTCGCGCTGGGCCTGGCCTGCGGGATTTTGGCGCGGGGGTGGATGGGCTGATGGCGAAGTTCAAAGGTGCCGGCGATCACCTGAAACGCCTTAAAAACATGACAGCCGGGATGCGCAAGGAAGCGTCCAAGCTGGTCTATACGCTCGCTGACATGCACGCTACCGAGGCCGCCTTGAGCATCACTGCCGGCGCGGTGAGCGGCAAGA